ATGTCATAAGTTTTCGTATTGCAACTAATGTCGCAATATTTACTCTCGCTAGTTCTCCACTAGAAAGAGCAAGAATATCTATAATGTTTCCATTATCAGATACTTCTACATTAAGTTTATCGTTTGTTACGACAAAATTAATACTAAATCTACCATCACTAAACTCAGCTAGATAATCATTTGTCATTATTTCTAACTCTTTGACAAGTGATTCTATTTTATACGCGAGGAGTCCATTTGTAGAAAATGCCTTCTTAAGCGTTTCAAGTGCCGCCAAGTGTTCTTCTTTATCTGATAGTTCAGATTCAAGTTTATCAAGTTGACTTTGAAATTCGCCAGTCTGTTCGAGTATAATTCCAATTCTGGTGTTATGTCGTTCTCTCTTTTCATTTTCGTCTATTACCTCTTGAAGAGCCGATTTAGCAGTGGTAATCTGCTCACGAAGTTCTGCAACTTTGATTTTAAGGTCATCTTCATTGAGGACTGATGTAGTGAGTTCATGGTCGATACTCCTGTAGAGGTCTTCCCAATCTTTGATTTCTCGTTTTGCTGTCCTATGTAACGCATTTGCTTTTTCTAACTCCTGTAATCTTTCTCTATCTTTGTCTGCAAACTTTTCACACTGTTCCATTCTTTCTTTGTGTTCTTGTAGCATATTGTTGACAAAGTCTTGGTCGATTTCTCCATCACAAGTAGGACAAGTAGCATTTTCCATTTCTGCTAATTTTGCATACTTTGTATACATTGTGTGCTCGTGGGTTTGTTCTGATTTCCAACTGGCCACGCCTTCTATGTATTGTCTTGTATCTACTTCTTCTGGATGCTCGTTTAGTAATCTTTTATACTCGTGAATGTCAATATCATTTAACTGCTTCTTCAGTAAATTATTACTATTTATTTTTTTATTCTTTTCGGAGATATTTTCGAGTTCTATTAATAGAGAACGCAAAGATTTCTCGTCTTCTTCCGAATATATTGGTAAATCCTTTTTTGGAAGTATGGAACTATCTTCGAGAAAATTATCTTCTAACCATTTTGAGATAGTTGCTATTTTCGCATTGATGGTAGTAACATCACTTGAATTTACACGCACTGCTTCTTTGAATGTCTCAAAGAACGCAACATATTCGTCAAGTTTCAATAGGTCAATCAAGAACTTTTTACGGTTTGTATCAGTCGCAGTAAGAAACTGCAATGATGCATTAGTGTTTTGGTAAACTAACTGTGAAAAAGTTTTGAAGTCAATACCAAGAATGTCACCCAAAGTTTTGTAAGTATTTGATGCTGTATGAGAACTTATGTCCTCTCCATTTTTAGTTAACTTACATTTGAGTGTGCTACGCCGTATAACAGTAATGTTATATAGGTCAGTGTCGACAGTAAAGTCAAGACTAATATCATATCCCTTGTTAACATATCTATTTGCTATATCCGCTTTCTTAACATTCTTACTATTTTTATTGAATAATATTTCTTCTAATATTAGTGGTATAGAAGATTTTCCAACTCCATTTGTTCCAACTAATTGTGTGAGTGTGTCTTTTGATAAATCCAACTCATTGTTTTCGCCATACGAAAAGCAATTATCCCATTTCAGTTTTTGTAGAATAATCATTAAAAACTCCCATTAACTTTCTTACTTTTGAATCGTCAAGAGATAGTATCTCTTTCAGATATATTCCTAACTCGTCCGAGATACTCATTTCATTACTCAAATTAAGAGTAGCTTCTGTTTCTCTACGAACAACTTTCTTGTCAAGTAAATCAGAGTTTTTAACTTTTGCTAAATCTTGCACATCTCCTTCAATCTCATAGATAGTATGATGAAAGTCTGTCTGTACCATTTCATCGGGACTTTCTACTGTCTTACGAATAAGTTGTGGAAGGTCAAAAGTATGCCATGTCCATTCCCAATGATTCTCAGGGTTAATAATTAGATACCCCGTTTGGACTTCGTTTCTATGAAAAGATGTTGTCATTGGACTTCCTGGATACACAATATTTCGTTGAGTATTCTCGTGAGCATGTAAGTCTCCAGCAAATACGACATCAAACTTGTCAAATCTCTCTAATTCTACTTCTGGTATAACATGAGGTGGTATCTCTCCACGCACATGAGTAAAGACGACACTAGCGTCTATCTTTTCTATACTATTCTTTCTATGCAAATCTGCATAAGGTAGAATACACCAATCATCCTCATAGTATGTTTCTGTTATCACTTCTACTAGAGGGTTAATATCTTTTGTGGCACGAATTAAATTACTAAAGAATGTGTGATTCTTTTTAGTAGCTTCATGATTTCCGTCATAGATAATTGTTCTTACTTTTTGTTTTGCTACAAAATCAAAATATAAAGTAAGTTCATCCATGGAAGGGACTCGGTCAAACAAGTCCCCACCAATGATGTGTAGAGTTACTCCGTGTTCATCTATAGCTTCTTGCACTTGTTCAAAGAACATCTGATATCTAGTACATGCCCAAGGGACAGGTACATTCTTTTGTCCTAATTTAATATGCCAATCTGCTGTAAATAAAATCATCCTACGAAGTCTTCTCCTGGTTGCCATTCACAACCTGTTAATCCACCAGCTTTAATAGCTTGTAAAGTTCTAAGAACTTCATTAGCATTTCTGCCTGTGTCAAGTGCGTTAACACTTACATGTTGCACTACATCATTTCTATCAATAATGTAAGTTGCTCTGTAGCAAACACCTGCCTCTTCATCAACTATTCCTAGTTCTTCTGCAAGTCTTAGTCCACAGTCGGCAGCTAGTGAATGTTTAATATCTCTTATAAGTTCATTATCTTGTTTCCAAGCTAACTTACAAAACTCATTATCTCCACTAATACCGATTACATTAGCTTCACTTACTAACATATCCATTCCCGCAATTTCTGTTGGGCATATGAAAGTAAAGTCTTTGGGATAGAAGTAGATTACTGTGTAATCATGTTTTAACGGGTCGTAGTGTTCTGTTACAGAAACTTCTACAAACTCATTATTAGCATTAACTCCCTGCAAATTAAATGCAGGAAACTTCTCACCTACCCCAATCATGATACATCAAACTCGTCTGAGACTTCCTCAGGTGTTTCACCACCTTGGTCGTTAACTCTTCTCAACAGTTCTAACTGTGCATCTGCAGTTGGTCTAGGAAGAACATCATCCATTGACTTTAATTCTGCCACTAAATCTTTCTCCCAGTCCTCAAGTTCTCTTGGTTTACACTTAAGAACTTGTAATTGATATTCGACATTAAACACCTGTGGGCCAGTCTTCTTTCTTTTGAAATGGATATCATATCCTGTGACTGGGTCTGTTGGGTCTCCCAACTCTTCCATGGCGACTATAACTTGGTCGAACAATTTTCTTTTTAGATTAAGAACTTTTACACTTTTATCAGCGTAGTCTATGCACTGGACGGCGTATGACCATCCGCATTTAAGGTCTGGATAAAAGTCTCGAACATGGTCATGTTCTTTGTTGTTAAAGGTTTCAGAGTTTCTGTCAAAAGATAAACACTCCATAGGAATGTTTTTGCCATTCTCTCCCTTAATCCAATATACATATCTAGGTAATAAGTCACCAACAAGTCTTACATGATGGTCTTCTTTACCTGCATAGTTATAGGTTTCGATTTTTTCTTTTTGGGCTGAGCCCTTGGTTTGGTTGAATCCAATTGCCATTTTTATTCTCCTAATGTCTCCTCGAAAAGAAAGTGTACCCGTCCATCTCTCACTTCAAGCAGTCTGTTATTATTAATTATATCATCTGATATTGGACACATCAGATGGTCTAGTGTGGTGTCTTTAGTATTCACATAGTCGTGATAGTTGCGAAATGATGCGACACCTGCATACTCCGCCACTTCTTTATCACTATATGCTCGTCCTCGTTCAAGTAAATCTTTCGGGTTTAGAAGATAAGACTTGCCTCCGAACTTATACTTGTAAAACTTAAATGTTTTATCGTAGTAATTTTTTGGTTGAATCTTGTAAGTAATTATACGAAGGATTTGGATAATGTCACCAACATTTCCTTTGCTTACTTTTACAATCTTATTCCAATCAAATAACAACATATTATACCAAATTTTCAAACTCGTGTCAAGAACTATTTTTCTCAGGTATAGTACCATCTAAAGTTCCTGGGTTAGGGGCATGGGTCAGTTCATTGTCTGCTCCGTGCTTTTGTCTCATCATTTCGATATCTTCTGGAGCCATGGTAGCATGTACTCCTGCTACTGCCATATCAATCAATTTACCTTGGAAGATGTGGCTTCCACAGTGCATTAGCTCTATCATAGGCAATGCCCATATATCTACTCCAAAATTTCTTACAGTTTCGGAGAACATATAATCTTCTGAAAGATATCTGTTTTGTTCATTGATAATACAATCAAAGTATGCCATTATTTGTTCATCAGGTGCGAACTCTCCTTCTCTTAAATGGTCAGGAGTATATAATCTTTCTGGGTGATGTTTGTCGTATTCTTCAAATACTGACCTATGTACAAACATAAATCCTGTCGCACCTTCTTTTAAATTTCCTGGTATTTTAGATATAGTTGATTTAATCTTATCAATATAACTTTCTTTTCCTTGAACTTGACATTTGTATTGTGAATGTGACATTACTACTCCTTTATTTTAAGTGACATCATTTCTGCCATGGCTAACAAACCTTTAATATAGGGATCAGAAAATGTTACGTAAAAT